CTGATACGAGGATGTCTTCATCTTGTACAACAGCTTGTTCTAGTGTAAAGGCAGTAGTAGAACCATCACCTGAAAATACAGATGCTGCTCTATTGGATACAAACCTACTAGGTGATGTGTTTCCTATATATGGCATATTATGTTATCTCCATAATGCTTAGTGTACCTGAAAGTTTATCTGCTACGGAGCAGTCTATTGTTATTTGGTCAGTAGTTTCTAGTACAACTTTGTTACCTGCTAGTAATTCTAGTGAGCCACCTACAGGTATGGGTGCATCTTTCACAATGATACTTGTTCCGTTTGCTGTGTTGTTTGTAACTGCTCTGTTTGCTGTATCACTAACCAACCTTACAGTTGCTGTGACTTGAGCAGTATGTATGTTTGCTAGAACTAAACCAAGAACAACAGTTGTTACACCACTTCCTGCTGTATACATTACATACGGAGTACCTGAAGATGCAGGTTCAGCAGCAAATGTAACTGTTTTAAATGTATTTGCCATAATATTATCCTAACGCTATTGCAAGTGCTGTCGGGTCTTCTGTGCTAAACCCTGCACTACTTAAATATGTTTTGACATCAGATAATGCTACTTGCTTCATTGTTCCGTTGTCGTTTGTTACTACTCTGTCTGCATCTACAAGAGTTGTAGCAGAAGCAGATGTATCACCATCCATGATATTCAACTCTGTTGCTGTTGCAGTCGCACCATCTAAGATGTTCAATTCAGCTGCAGTAGAAGTCACACCATCAAGTATATTTAATTCTTCAGGGGTGGATGTAATTGCTGTGTTACTTGCTGCGGCTAATACAGGTATTGTACCTGATTGGTTTGGCAAGTTAATTGTTCTGTCTGCTGTAGGGTCTACAATGGTAAGCGTAGTCTCACTACTGTCAGCAGTAGCACCTTCAAAAACAACTGCGTTTGCTGCTTCCATAGTTACTGTATTTACAGTAGTAGTTGTACCTGTCACACTTAAATTACCACCAACAACAACATCGCCATTGAAGGTTGCTTTACCTGCAAGAGCCATATCAATGTCAAGAGCAGTTATAGCACTAGAACCATCTGTTCCTTTTATAAGAAAGTTTTTATCAGCAGTGCTTACAGTAAATTCTACATCAGTAGAGTTATTAGCTATGTCAAGTATTGATGTGCCATCATCTTTAAATACTATATTAGCACCACCTGCATCAAGAGTAATGTCTCCAGCAGAATCTAATGTTATTGTAGAACCTGTTATGTTTGTTATTACAGGGTCTGTTAATGTTTTATTTGTTAATGTAGCAGTTGAGCTTGTTGAAACTAATCTAGCATCACCACCTGTGCTAGGTAATGTCAGAGTATTTGATGCACTCTCTGAGTGTGGAGCAGCTATTATAATCTGTCCGTGTGAGTTTGCTTCACAGTTTAGTTGTATAGCTCCCTGATTAGTATTACCTTTTACAACTACCTTTCCTGTTCCGTTTGCTGCTAGTTCTATGTTAGCATTTGAAGTCGTGACGATATCTTGACCATTCATGTCTAGGTTACCACCTAGTTGTGGAGTACTGTCTTCTGATACATTTGATATAGCACTAGATGTAGCAAGTCCTGCAACGACTGCACTTCTGGTAATCTTTTTAAGCCCACCACCTGAAGTGTCTACTGCTAGGAATACATCATCATTAGCTACTGTAGATATTTCGGATAAGTCACCTACTGCTGTAGAAGAAAAGTTTGTACCATCAGCTACAAGAAGTTTACCTGCTGTATTAGAGTCCATAGTTAAAGACGACAACGTGCCTACAGAGGTTAGGTTTGGCATCGCTGTTATCTTGTCATCCATGTATGCGGCTAAAGTTGTTACAGCTATCTGTTTCATAGTACCATCGTCATTTAGGACTAGTCGATCAGCATCTGCAACAGTTACCGAAGTAGCTGAAGTACCACCATCAATAATATTTAACTCATCAGTTGTTATTGTAGCACCGTCAAGAACTTCCAACTCTGCTTCAGATATATTTGCACTTCCTATGACAACACTGCCACCTACAGTTAAGTTGCCTGATATATCTACTGCACCATTTATATCAACTGTTGTGGCTGCTATCTGTATTTCTGTGTCAGCTACGAGGTCGAGTTGTCCATCGGCACTGGAATTGATGTATATAGCTGTGTCTCTGAATTGTAGCTTCTCTGTAGAAGCAATAAGTATGTCGTCACTAAACTCAAAATAGTCCTCGTCTTCCATCCATTTCATTACACCATCCGATGTTTCACCATCAAATGTAATTGTTATATCTGTTCCTGCAGTTCCTGCACCGAACGTAAGCGTGTTGCCCAACAGCTTTGTAATAGGTCCACCTTCGTTGGCTGTGCCATCGTGGGTATGTCCACTTGATGCTTGAAAGGCTGCTAATAACTGGTTAAACTCATCATTAGTATGAGCCGCAGTTATAACGTCTCCGTCAGTGTAAGAAGATTGTCGTGTATACGTAGCTCCCATTTATCTTCTTGCTCCTAGTTGATATTCTAATTGAAATCCTTTTAAAGAATAAGGTGCAGTTGTTCCCCCATCATTTACTCGTAAAGCTACTGCAAATCCAGATCCTTCTACTGGTTGTCTTACGAGAGGTTGTGTTGTACCACCATACGTTCCTGATACAGAAGAGCTTGTGCCGTAAGTGTTTGTAGCATATATGGCTGCTATGTCTGCTGAATCTAACGGATAAGCTGCAGGTCGTGATGAGTCTTTACTTTCATAATCGTATCTAACAAACAAATCTGCATCAATGGTTGATTCAGGTGCATAATTAACTATAACTCTTTGCATGTTTTTACGTATGCCCGGATCGTTCATTGTTAAGTCTGGACTACGGTATCTTCCATTTATTGCTGTACCATCAAAATCATTACCTGACTCTTGTCTGTATACATAACCAGACTCTGATCCGTGTAACGCTATAACATCCCCTGAAGATACAAACGTATCTGTAGCAGTAGGTCTTAGACCTTTTATTTCTGCAAATTCAAACTGTTGTCCTCTAAGAACACATATAACACCTTCGGTTGAATTTTCTGCTACAGTTGATTTAGTAAAAAATATTCTGTACTGTGTTTTGTTTGGTATTACTATGGATGTAAAACTAGCAGAATTAGATAAATTAGCATCAAACAAACTTTGTACGTTAGAACTTATTGTACCCAATTCAACGTCACCAATTCTTGCAGTACCTGCAATAGTACGTAACCCATCAGGACCTAAGAATATAAGGTCACCTGCAAATTCTTGTATTGTCTGTCCGTTTACACAACCTATGTTTCTTGTTACAGGTTTGACTGCAAAATCAGACAGTGATGACCCTGTTAGTTGAAATATTCTGTTTTCACAAAATATAAATAAACTATCACGGAATGTTTTAAGTCCTGTTATAGTATCATCAACTTTTATACTACCTGCACCAGAACCACTACTAAACGCATCTTCATCAAAGGGTTGACTGAATACAACTTCTTGAGGTGTTGTTGACTTACCTGCGTAAAACATATGATCTTTAAACACAGTAACAAACTTAGAACCTGACACAGAACTTTCACTTACATCTGTTGCACTAAAAGATGTGTTAAATACTGTGGGTGCGTTTGCACCGTCTACAACAATTAATTTGTCGTTACCATCAAAGTTAAATCTTTGAAACGTGTACTTACCTGCACTTGTTCTACCAGTGTCTCTCTCTGTCCAACTTGATCCACCGGGAGTAGCACTAAATATTTTTTCTCCTCGTGCAGCAACAACACTTGATCCAAACGTTGCAACCATCAAGACTTCCTCACTTGATGCACTTGTTTGTGGCACAACAGCACTTACGTATTTACTGAAGCCAGTTATTCTTCTGTAGCCACCCTCAATGTCAGGCTCAAAATTAAGAAGTTCAAGAGCTTGACCGGGTTTCATTATAAATGTAGATTGGTTAAGAACTAACCCACCTTCACATACAAAGGGAAACGCACCTGTCTGACTTAGCTCTGGCATTACACGGCTCTCATGTATAGTTGTTTGTTAATTAATTCAACACGCATACGTTTGATTGATTTGTCAAACTGCATTTGTGCAAGTTGTGCGTTTTGTGTGTCACCACGCAAAGTAAACGCATAATACTTTGCTCTTTCTATTATTACGTTTTCAAACCGAGTTGGTATTATAGAAGTATCTGTTGCCGAACTTAAAGCTGTGTGTGTAGCATAATAAAAATATTTTATCGTATATGTTGCTTTATCAGGAACAGGAGATAAACCAATTTTATTTTCAGGATTTTCATATATGAACTCAGGAACTGCTCTTGAGTTACCAGTGGGATCTGTATCCCTTTCATGATAACTATCTAAATATTCACTGTATGTTATAAATTTAAGTTTTGTTTCTGCTTTATCACTTGCTTCTAAAAGTAAAAAACTGTCAAAGTCTACAGTCTTTGTATCTGTCACACTTAAAGCTGAACGTGTATATAGTCTTGTACCTGCAGTGGTGGTAAAAGTTTTTGCTGTAACTGTAAAGGGCCATTCAGTATCTGCATTTATTATATCATCTATTCCACGATTAACATAATCTTTTACTGCAGTTTGAACTCCTCTTGAACTAGAAAAGTTAGAAGATGTCAACTCTACTTCATTTAAATCTCTAAGCACATTATTTATAAGTGTTAAGTAACTACTTGCCATATCTTTTCCGAGATTTCTTTTTTGATTTTAATTTGTTTTTTTCTTCTTCAAGCTTCTCTTGCAGTCTTTGGTGCTTTAGTTTTTCCTGAAGTCGTTTTGTTTCTAGGTAGTTGTCACGGATACGTTGTATTCTTTGAGGACTTTTTAAATGTTTGTTTAGTTCTTCTATTTGTTCTTGTGTGAGAAGCCTAAAGGGTTTAGTATCCGTGCGTAACAGTATTCTTAAATTTTTTTTTTAATTTAATTATTCTGTAGTTAACTTTTTTTGACATGTTTGTTTTTATATCTTTGTCTTTGATCTTTTTCTATTTTTTCAAGTTTTTTAGCTTGACCTGCATGTAGCTTTGAAGCTTTTTTTAAACCTTTTATTATTTCTTTAAGATCTTTTGTATAATGTGGCATTATGAAGCTTTTTCTTCTTCTTTTATTTCTTTGACGGCACTAGCCATCATAGCATTTAATGTCTTTAATTTGTCATTTGCAGTTATAATTTCATGTAACGCTTGGTCAATCATGTTTAACGCTGCGTGACTGTTATTTAACACGGCTTGTGCGTTTTCAATTTGTAGTTGGTATTGGAAAGCTAATGCTTGTGCGGCTAGTTTCTTCATAGAGTACTCCTTTTTAGGATTATACAGATAGACGATTGAAATGTCAATCTA